AGGGGGAAGATGTCTAAGATTTTAATAATCTCAGACCTTCACGAACCATACAGTCATACTGATAGTTTTGCTTTTATAGAAGCTATTAATAAACAATATAAACCTGACAGGGTTGTTTGTATAGGCGATGAGCTTGACTATCATGCTTTATCGTTTCATGACTCAGATCCTGACCTACCTAATGCCTCTAAAGAACTAGAGCTAGGGATATACAAGATCAAAATGATTGAGAAGTTATTTCCTAAAATGGATTTACTTCACAGTAATCATGGTAGTATGGTCTATCGAAAACGGAAACATCATGGTTTCCCTTCTCTTGCAGTGAAGGACTACGCAGATATACTAGGTGTCGATAAACAGAAATGGCGTTGGCACGATAGATTAATCATTAAAGATAAATATGGTGAATATTACTTTTGCCATAACATGAATAAAGATCCTGTAAAATCTTCCATGTCTATAGGCATGAATTTTATACAAGGTCATTATCATACCGATTTTAGGATTGGGTATTGGTCAAGTCCTGAGAACCTTCGATGGGGTATGAATGTAGGCTGTCTTATAGATAAAGACTCACTTGCATTTGCCTACTCAAAGGTTAATATTAGGAGACCTGTACTAGGTTGTGGAATGATTATAAATGGTGTGCCACACTTGATACCTATGATCCTTAAACGAGGAAACAGATGGGTACGACAATTATGAAGGATAAAATAAATCCACCATATTATATTGGTACGAAGATACAGGTATCTGATTTTATAGCAGAATTTAAACTAGATTATTTTCAAGGTAACATCATTAAGTATGTCGTTAGGCATAAACAAAAGAATGGCATTGAAGATTTAGAAAAAGCTAAATGGTATTTGGAGAAACTAATAGAATGTACGAAGAAATAAAACAAGAGATTATCAAACACGAAGGTAAGATTAATAAAGTTTATAAAGATCACTTGGGCAACGCTACATTTGGTGTTGGACACTTGGTACTACCCTCAGACGATTTACAGGAAGGAATAGAATATGATGATACAAAGATTATGGAGTTCTACGAAAGAGACTTCGATCAAGCTGTTAAAGATGCAAGGTCTTTCACGAAAGAAGAAAATATTGATCCTGTCGCTTTTGGCTGTGTTATTAATATGGCTTTTCAACTAGGACTGCCACGATTATTAAAGTTTAAAAACTTTCAATACCACTTAAATAAGTGTGATTATCAATCTGCCAGTGAAGAAATGTTAGATAGCAGATGGGCAAAACAAACCCCAAATAGAGCTAACGAACTGGCAGATACAATGAGGAATATATAATGTTTCAAATGTTATTAAAACCCTTGCTGGGAGTAGCTGGTGAAGTTGTTAAAGGTGTTGTAGATACTAAGAAGGCAAAAGCTGAACAGAAAGTCACTGAGATTAAAGCAAAGACAGAGCTACTAAATAAACAGATTAAAGGTGAGATAGAGTACGACTTAGAAGCTATTAAAGGCTCTAAGGACTCTTGGAAAGACGAAGCGTGGACTATCTTGTTTATTATTATCATAGGTATGTGTTTCATTCCACCATTACAACCCTATACAGAGAGAGGTTTTGACGCTCTTTCAAGAACTCCACAGTGGTTTCAATTTGCCATGTATGGAGCAATAGCAAGTTCATTTGGTCTAAGAGGAATGGGAAAAGTGTTAGGTAAAAAATGAGTACACAAAAAGAAATAGAAGCACTACTACGCAAAGCTAAGAAAGAAAACAGAGAGCTTAGAAAAGATATCGAAGAAAAAGATTTACACATTAAATTTCTTAATGATCGATTAGATAATTGGGCTGATAAGAACGCACTGTTGAGAGAAGAAAAACTAAAAATTACTGTTGATGATGTCATAGCCTTTCAAAAAGCAAAAGCTGAGTATGCTTCTTCACAAAATCAATCCCTTACTGAACAATTAGAAAAACAAGAAAAGGTAGAACTAGATGGCAACTTATCAGGGTAGAACAGTTAAACTTAACAAACCCATGAAGGGCGATGTCAAAAAATTCAAGGTGTTCGTAAAAGATGGAGACAAAGTTAAAAAGATAAACTTTGGTGATCCTAACATGAGCATTAAGAAAAACTCACCAGCACGAAAGAAATCTTATTGTGCGAGATCAGGTGGGATTAAAGGTAAAAACAATAAACTATCTGCAAACTATTGGTCTCGTAGGGCGTGGAACTGTTAAAGGAGTAATAAATTATGCCTATGTATAAAGGAAAGTCATATTCTTACACATCTAAAGGTTTAAAAAAATTAAATGAAGATAAAAAGAAAGACAAAAAGAAAACAAAGAAAAAGGCTAAGAAATAATGTCTCTATATGAAAATATTAATAAACGAAAAAAAGCTGGAACAAGCAGATCAAAAAAGAAAAGCACTATTAGTGATAAAGCTTATGCTAATATGAAGGCTGGTTTCCCTAAGAAGAAAAAGAAAAAGAAAAAGAAATAAATGAAACCTCTACTATTAGTCAAATGGATTGATAGTGGTCTTTGTGATCCGTCATGGGTAGAAGCAAAATCCTATGAGGAAAAGAGTATGCCCATCTGCATGACTGTGGGTTGGCTACATAAAAAAACAAAAGACAAAACAATATTGTTTTCTAGCTATTCCTTAGACAATAATGAGTACAAAGAAGGCAACGAAGGTACGATACAAATAATCTATAACAAGTGTATTATTGAAACTAAAGAGTGTTGAGATTGTGTTGACATTTTATTTCATTCCCTGTCATTTTCCCAACACCCTTTTCCCTAAAAATCCATGTTTTTCATGAATCATACATAGCTATAAAGTAGTGTCGAGGCAGTGTCAATCTATATCTACTGCCAATAATTATCTAAGTGTTGAAAAAGTGGTGGGTGTAATAGGACTCGAACCTATGACCTTTTGCGTGTCGAGCAAACATTCTACCACTGAACTATACACCCTATGGTAATTGATTAATCTTTTCTTTAACTCTATCATTATTAGACTGAGCATAATTCATTACTGATCTATAGTCTTTCCAGCCACCAATATCCATTAAATCTTGTGGTGTAGCATTACTATATACTGAAAGATTTGTCGCCCATGTATGCCTACAAGCATGACGTTTCTTACTCTTATCAACTCCAGCTTGTTCAAGCATATAATCCCAACGAGGTATCAGACCTAAATCTGTATTCTTTCTCTCCTTAACACTTCTCCATTCAAACAAATAATCTTCCCTATTATTGATTTTCATTAGCCAATCATAAAGTGTGCTATTAATAGGAGCTACCCTCTCTTTTTTTTGTTTATTCTGCCATAATCTTATTGTCCGTTTAGCCATGTCTATATCAGACCATTTCACATTCAACGCTTCTTGTATTCTTGCACCTGTATAGATCAGAAATACAAACAATAGTTTGATCTGAAAGTCTGCATTGGTTTCTAAACACCTTTTAATTTCTTCCATTGTAAAAATATGTTTTGGTCTATCAGATTGATTTAAGACAGGAAACTTACTCATACGCAAATATGCACACCATTTGTTTTCATTGGCATAGTGCATTACTCTCCCTACAGGAACGATATAACCTGTATTCACAGTATGATACTTAGATGACATTTCTATTTTCATATCACCCATTTCAAGATCACTAAATCTAATACCTTTGTATTGTCTAATGACAGGATATCTCTCATAAGCTAGTTGTGTGATCGTATTAACATTTATATCTTTCAATAAATAATCACCTAACAGCTTTGCATTTTTTTCAAAATGTTTTTGTCTATCAACACTAGGCATATTAATAGGATCATTAAGCAACTGCTCTGTTGCATAACCAAATGTTTTAAATTCTAAATTCTCTAGTGATGAAGTAAGATCAGATATTCTTTTTGTAAGAACTCTTTGTGCATCTTTTAACTTAACACACCCTGTACTTTCTGCATTTATCACTACTGACTCTCTGCCAAAACGCAGTGTGCCTTTTATGTAATAGTAGGGTGATCTTCCGTCTTTACGCTTTTCAATTTTGAGCATAGTCCTAATACCTCCTTTAAATCGTTTTCAAAGCAATACCATTTATTGCCCATGAAATTATTTAACTTAGGATTTTTAGGGTTGCTCTGTCTTACTTCTTTTATATGGTTTTGTATAGTTCTTTCGTGACAATCAAAGATTTTTGCTATGTCTTTATAAGTGTATATTTTATCTGTCATTGTACTTCCATTTCTTTTATTGGTATAACTCTCAAAGGTGTTTTATTTTTTCCCACATACATAACCTCACAATTAAAAGCCTTTTCTCTCGATACTTTGTAAGTGTTTGGATATGTCAATTCACCACTTTTATTTTTATGAACTATCTTTACTAATGTTCCCTCTTTCCCAATCTTTCTCTCTGCTATCCCTACACTTCCTCCATTCTTCCACATAGGTTCTCTTATCTCTACAGTATTCATACATTTATTCCTTTCTCTTTATGTTAAAATAGTACCCAACTTCATTTCTGTTCTTTTCAAAGCATTGTTATCTAAGATCATTTGTATCTTGGTTTCTATTCTCTCTAACTCTACATACGCCTTGTCTAACTTTTCTCGTTCCTTCTCTAGTTCTAAGTTTAAAGCAATAACCTCTGTAGATAATCTTGACTTAGCTTTTCTATCTTCGATACTAACTTTCTTGTTAGAGTCTAAATCTATTTGTAAAAAAGCCTTATCTATTTCGTAATTACGAAGCCTCTCTGTACGATCATAACTTCTTTTACTTTCACGATATTGTTCTACTGCTTTTGCTTTTGCATCAGCAATAACTTCAGGGCTATATCCTTCCATCTGTCTCTATCTTTTCTATTATTTTTAGTAATAATATTTTGTAAACATACGCATTGAACTTAGGATTACTCTCTGCCTTCGTATGACAGTCTCGACAGAGTGATGCGAGATTTTCTGGGTAGTCTAAGTTTTTACTCCCACCACTTCCACGATTTTTAATATGGTGAGTGTCCACCGCATAGTTCCCACATACAATACAAGATATATCTTCAGGTATTGCATAACCCCAATAGTCACACAAAACTTTTGTGTGTTTTTTCATTTTATCTGTCCTCTCATATTGATGTTCGATAACCCAATCAGTAAATGCTAAACTCATTTTTTACTCAACTGATCCCCTATTGCATAAACCATGACTGCAATAAGTATTATTCCTAATAATTGTAATGATGATAATATAATTAATGCCATTTTCTTTTCTGTTTCACTTGGTTGATATGATTTATAAAATCTTCTTGTGCATCTTCAAAAGTACGACCATGTTTACTATCAGCTTCTATGCTGTAATAAGCTTTTGCTTCTACAAGATGATTGACTTTAGTTTCAAAAATATACCAACCACATTTCAATTCTTTCATCTCAATGTCATTGACTACTCTTGATCTCTTTACAGGATTAAAATTATGTCGAGGCATTAAAATGGGATATCTTCAGGGTTAGTAGGCATAGGCACAGCTTCCATAGCTTGTTTAAAATCATTATTTTGCTGTTGTGGTTGATAGCCTTGTTGTTGAGATTGATAACCTTGTTGCTGTTGTTGTGGTCTTTCAGGTAATACTTCTTTTACAAATAGTTTCTCATTACCAAATGCAAAAGTGTAGTATCTAGCATCATTATTATACTTATCTTTATTCTCCCAACCCTTTGCTATGACAACTCTTTTCTTTCTTTGTTGTCCGTCTTTTCCTGTGTATTCCTCTAGTCTAAATAGTTCGTGTGTCGGTCTCATACATATCCTTCCTTCTTTGCTTGATCGCAAAATTGTTTAACACTGCAATAATCTTTGCAACGCCTTGCTATTGATGGGCGTTCCTCTATAGAAACTCCCTTTGTAGTAAGTGATAAATTCTTAGCGTGATCTTGAGCATCTTCTACTTCATCATGAAGTTTAATTGCTCTTTTCTTACCCTTTATCATTACTGCAAACTTTTCTTTATCCTTCCACCTATCTGTATCAGAACATAATGGTGTAAAGTTTTCATTATCAAATCGATACTGAGCTTCTTGATGTAATCTTATTCTGTCTTTGACATATTCATCTTGCTCTTTATTTGACCACAATCTTAATGGCATAACTTGTATCGGTAGTTTAGGATAGTTATCACTGTCGTTTGCTTTTGACTTTTGCCAATCTCTAAATATTCCTATGATCTGTATCTTTGATATTTTAATTTTGTTTTGACGACATAACCAAGCATACACATTTTGTTGTAGTTCCCATGCTTCTTTAGGAAAGACATAACTCCATGCAGAAGTTACTTTATAATCTTCTATTGTTTCATCACTAATTAATAATCTATCTAACTGTCCACTTAATCTCCAACCTTCACAATCAGCATATAATCTTTTTTCTGTTATTGATTTCTTATCAGAGTTTTCAATTAGGTTATGAACACTAGTACCCAATATCGAATAAATTAATTCTGATACATCTTCCTCTATATCTTTTGCATGATGTTGTTTTAACAATCGTATGCGAGGACTATCTATTAATTGACTAACAGATAGATCAGACTCTCCTCTTGTATATTGTTTCGATATGTTCTCTATTGCTGA